GGTGTCTACTAGGCGAAGATAAGATAATTGGGTCATACCTTTTAATGTAGTCCCATAGCTCCCTACCGTCTTTCATCCATGGTAGATTAGTCCAAAAGGCTTCTCCTAATTTATCGATTGCTGGCCAAATTGAATCTTTGCCGTGTTTAGATTCGTATTCTTTAGGGGATAGGTTGTCCGTGTTGTCGGGTAATTCTTTAAAACCTCGGTCAAAGTCAACTAGGACTCCGTCAAGATCGCAAAATACTCGAAACTTAGTAGTTCCAGCATCCTCATTTACAAATTCTGTGAATTTTTTAATCATTTTGTTTTAGTTCAAATTGAGTGTCTTGATCTTGGTTGATAATGGCCAAAAGATCGTTTGCCATAATTAAGTGGTATGCAACTGAATCCCAAGTTACGTCAAGGCCTGAGTATCTTTGGTAAAGAACTTTGTCGCCTATTTTAACTGGACATTTTGAGTTGTCTGCAACTAGGTGACCTAGCGAAACTACTATTCCAGTATTTGGTCTTTTTCTTGCATCCACTGATAAAATAATGCCAGTTTCAGTTTTAGCTTGAACCGCGTCTGGTAAAACCATGACTCTTTCAAACAAAGGTATAAATCCTTCTGATATGTTAATGCTCATTTAGCTTTTGTAATTTTTTTTGAATTTATAATAATTAAACTTACGACGAGAGCTTAGATCAACGCTAGCTTTAATTGCATCCATAACCTCAGTTGGAAAAACTGCGGTACTTAAACGTACTAATGTCTTATTGCGATTAATGTTATTCTCGGTCGTCAGCCATTCACCAGGTTCCTTTATCTTTAGAGTTTCACATGTAACTTCACGTAAAAAATCCATGAACCCTAGGTCACCTGAATCAATTAAGTATTTAACTTCGGTCCACGGTAGAGAAGCTTTAACTAGTTCAATAATTCTGGTAACTTTAGAAGCAGTCATCTTTGGATGAACTCTTGGAATATTATCAGAAGCATCACCAGCTAAACATTTGGTTAAAATATCAAGAGTCGGATCAATCATAAAATGTTTGTAATCCTTTTGAGTTAAGTCGTTTAGGATATTCACAATTGCTGAGTTATCGATATTCTCAATGTCAAAATCAAAAAGATCAATTGATTCTTCTTTAATTTCCCCAAAGTCCTCAGTTGTGTAAATCTTTTTGTACTTAGTCATTTGTTTTGGCATGATAAGAATTACTTTACGTTTCTTGCTTTCAAGCAATTGAGTTAAGTCCTTATCTACTGACCATATACAAATATCCTCTTGTAAATTTTCACAAATGTAAGCAATTAAGTCATCACCTTCTGCGCCAGGAACACGGTTTACAACAACTCCGTAATCTTCGGAAATTGTACTTAAGATTTCAGTTTGAAAGTACTCAAAGAATAGGTAGATTTTATCATCGTATTTTCTTTGACCCTTATAACTAAAATCGCCTTCACCATGAGTTTCAAAATGTTCCTTAATGTATTTCTTTCTCCAACTCTTAGAGTCGAATACAAAAAATACAGAACTAATATTTTCCTTAAATGGGGCAAGGATACTTCCAAAGTAATTTATTGAAAATTGTCTGAAGGTATCTTTGCTTGCCTGTTTAAGAAGGAATTTATCATCATTTAATAAGTCGGAAACGTAGTACTTCTCGCCAACCCGCTTGTCGTTTGCTAGAATATTCTTTGCAATACTTACAGCTACATTTAAAAAAGCATTTCCGTCTATGATTAAATTCATGATATTAGTTTTTAGGTGTAGCTTTTGCTGCTGGTGGATTAGGTTGAACGCTTAGTTTTTTAATTGCCTTTGCAATCAGTTCAGATTCGTCAAGAGTAAATATACCCTTTGCTTGGCAATGAGTAGCTGCTGAAATTAGGACAATCACTGAGTGTTCAGGTGTTAAGTTTGCCAAGAACTGTTCGTAGTCATTCTGATTTGTATAGCTAATTGAAGATAAAAGAGTCGCAATTGGAGCAGCCTCAGGTTGAGTGTTTTCAACCTGAGGATTCTCTACAACTGGCTCAGTCTTTTTACTATTACTTTTAGTAGTCATGAGCTTTTAATTATTTTATAAGTCTGCGAATAAATCGTCTAAATCATCTGCTTTAGCTGGAGCAGCTGGGGCAGGAGTTGCGGTTTTCACTGGAGCTGCAGGCATGTCAAAATCATCTTCTAAATCAATTGACGTGCTCTTACTTGCTGGAGTTGGAGCTGGTGTGTATTCCAAATCTTCTCCCATTGGCGCTTGTGTACGATTGATAGGTTTTGAGTTAGTGAAGTGTTTCTTCATTCTCTCGTCCTTAGTTGTTGCAACCAAGTTATCAATGATTTGCTTGTAAGGAACAATTGCTTTGATATAATCAGCAACTTTTTCATATTCAGAATCGGTCCAATCTTTGTAGAAGTATTGGCTCATGTCTGGAGAATTCTTTTTCAAGAACTCAGTTGTGAAGTTCATTACTTTCTCGTCAGTAGATACTGGGATTTCTCTACCATTATGCGAAATAATTAATGGACTAACTTCATTCATAAATTTACTTGAGCTGAAATCTCTCCATGCTTTGGTTTTACGTTTAATAACCAAAACAAAATCCTTACCTGTAGTAAGTGAGAATGGATTGATTTTTTGAGTAGTTACTAACTCTGATTCTGGATTAATTTCCTGTTGAATTAAGTTGTCAATTGTGTAACCGTATGAGTACACTTTAATTTGACCTTCCAACGTTGGGAATTGAGGATCTTTCTTGATATAAACACAAGAATAGTAATTGTAATAACGATTGAAATACTTTTGGATCTCTTCAACTATTGAAGGTTCCTCGTTTTTCAAACGTTTTAACTCTAGGTCAAGAGACCAAAGAATTGAAGAAGCACCAGTCGTTGAAGGGCAGTCAACATACAACTTCTCATTAGTTAGAGGGTTGATAAGTTTAGCTGCGTACTTTTTGTAACGACTTTGCTTTGGATTTGCAGCCCATGGAATAAATCGAATTACCGATTTGTAAATTCCATTCTGACCTTGGTCCGGTCCTGGGTTGTACATGTGCTCGTCGACTTTGCGACCAGCTGATGATGATTTGCCTGAGAAATCATCAAGGTTGAGGTTAAATAGATCTTCCATTGTTCAAAATTGATTTTAATTTAAAGAATTGTACTAAAAAATGTGTGTAAGTTTCAAAAAATAAGGGCGAGTTTTTTAGACTCGCCCTTGAATGTGAACTTGTTGTCTAATTTATCAATTAAACAGTAGGCTCAACTTTAGACTCTTGAACGTGCGTTCTGCCTTCCTGGCAAGTCGCTTTGATCTCTTGAAGAAGTTTACGGGTTCTAGTACCAGCTGACTTATTTCCTTTTTCGTAGAATTTTACAGCTTCTGCTTCAAGTTGTGATACTTGTTCCTTTAATGAATTTAACCATTGTGGTGTCATAATTTCAACTATTTTTTTGTATCTTATATACAAAAAATTCACCCGGTTTTACGGATTATCGATATTTGTTTGAAAATATTGACTTTGGGAATGATTTCTTAGCAAACTCAATCCAAGCGGTCATCACCTGATTAAACTCAGGTTGTGAAATTATTCCAGAAATAAGAAATGGTCTTAAGTACTCTTCGAATTCCTGATCAATTGGGATTCTTCGCTTAACCGCAGCTGCATGCATACCGGATACCATTGCAGGAAGCTCATCACTTAATAAGAAATAACTATAGTTATCATTTGCTTTACTACGCTTCTTTGCTGAAGTATTTATTGCATGAGAGTCTTTACGGTTCAAACCTTTCTGTAAAAGGTGCTCAGTTTCGTGCCTAAGTAGATCAACTAATTTGAATCTTAGGGACTCATAACAGTTGGGTTCTGTCTCTGGGTTTAAGTATATTACTACATCAATTTCAGGAGAGTCTGGGTCTGAAGCCTTTGGGATAAACGCATTAGCGTCAACTGCATAACCTTTCTCTTTAAAATTTATGGATTCCCATGGCATATTAACAAAGTCTGGAATTGCGGCTGGTTCAAATTCATGAACTCTAACTACTTTAATATTAACACTAAACTCAATAGGCTCTTGATAATCTAAAACTACGTGTTTTATTCTGTTTACTGTTGTACTAGATGTCTTTTTGACAAAGTCAAAAACGTCCTTTGCATACGAGGCGGCTAGCGTATCGTACTTAGATTCAAATACAAATTGATTAAATCTTTTTAGCATATTAGAATTTCTTTATGAAAATTACGTCTAACTGGCTAGTAGATGGAATTCCCTTACTGTCATAATCAACATCAAGTTCTCCACGTTCCTTGCCTAATTTACTAGAAGCTACTTCATTTTTTAATTTATCGTAAGCTGCTGCATCCATAGATTTTTTACCTTGCATTGCCTGCATTAGGTCATCTCTTTTATCAGTTAAGTTATTGTCAGCAATAAATTTGTCGATGTCAGCTGGAGCTAATTCGTACTCAACATATCTTCTTACTCCTCCGCCATCTGCATATTGAGAATGCCATTTTTTATCAGTGTCTAAAAATACTAATTTAGTAATTCCATCGCCAGCGCTAACCTGGGGAGCATTAGGATCTGGCGGTAAAGCCATTGCAGCTGGATCGGTTGGAGCTGGAGGAATTCCGGACGACGTTACTGGAGGAGCCATTGTATCATCAGCTACTGGAGTAAATGCAGCAGGATCTGCTGCTGGTTCAGAAATTGATGCATTATCATCAGCATCTCCTTCAGCTTCAAATATAAAGCTACGTTTAAATTCGGCAAAGTTTAATATTTCCATAATTAGTGATATTGTTAGGGTTATTTATAACAAAAAAGGAGGCCTAAGCCTCCTTTTAAATAGTGGTAAAGTTATATTAACCGCATTTAGAATCTCCACAGTTCTTGCAAGTTAAACAGCCTTCAGTATAAACTAGGGCATCTGATCCACAAGCTTTACAGGTTTTACCTGAAACCGTGGTTCCGTCTTTAACGAATTTTTTAATCATTCTCTTAACTCCAGCTTTCCAAGTGGTGATAAGATCCCCATCTAAATTTAATGAATCTAATAACTCAAGTACATAAGGTAATGGCATGCCATGTCTAAGTACAGCTGAGATTGTTTTTGCCATATCATGATACTGAGAGTCAAATGCATGATTTAAGTTAGGAATTCTAATTTGTTCTCCCATTTTGTCAGTGTAAACCACATCGTATGAAGATTTACCCACCTTTTTGGTTCTAACAATTTTAGCAGAATCAACATAGGTTGGAATTGGGAAATTTTCGTGTTGACCTGTAAATACTTCATACGGCTTTCCATTTAATAAACCAATAAAACCTACCCAACGTTCTCCGCTATTCATGAAAGTGGTAACTGAACATTCTAACTCAGCTGGACGTTTAGGTGCTTGAGAGTCTTTAAATAACTCCTGCTTTTTCTTTTCGTCCTTTGATACTAGAACTCCTGAACGTGAACCGTCTCTGTATATTGTACAGCCCTTACAGCCTTCTTCCCAAGCAGTTGTGTAAACTTGATTTACTAGCTCCTCAGTTACATGTTCAGGTAAATTAACGGTTACTGAAATTGAGTGATCGACCCATTGTTGGATCTTTCCTTGCATTCTAACTTTCTCAACCCAGTCAACGTCATTTGCCATTGCTTTATGGTACGGAGATTTTTCAATAAGCATCTGAATTGTGTCATCTGATAACTTCTCGATACTGCTAGATTCACCCTTAGGAATAAATTTATATCCTTCAATCTCAATCCATTTTTTGAACCCGTGATGAAATACGAAATATTCTTCCCAATGATCTCCAACTGAATCAATGAAATCTGATTTTGAATTCTTATCATTTGGATTTATTTTCTTTCTACGTTTATAAGAAACCATGAAAGCTGGCTCAATTCCAGAAGTGGTTTGAGACATTAATGAAACTGTTCCAGTTGGTGCAATTGTTAAAAGAGCAATATTTCTTCTACCGGTTGTTATTAAGTTATTGTATAATTCAGGATCGTATTGTTTGATTCTTTCTAAGAAAGGATGGCCTTCTTCTCTAGCTGCATCCCAAATAGAAAATGCTCCACGCTCATTAGCTAGGATATTAGAAGAACGAAATACTTCTAGGGCATAAGTTCTAGCAACTTCAACTGCAAAATCAGTAGCAGCTGGAGTTCCATATCTTAAACCTAATGCTGCAAGCATATCGCCCTCAGCGGTAATACCTACGCCAGTTCTACGACCTTCTTTACATTTCTTCTTGATACGAGTCCATAATTCAAGTTCGGTTCTTTTAACCTCAACTGCTTCTGGGTCGTTATTGATCTTTTCGATTATCTTGTCAATTTTTTCAATTTCTAGATCGATAATATCATCCATTAATCTAAGAGCAATTTGTGCATGCTCTTTAAATAGAGTAAAGTCAAAATATGCTTCCTTGGTGAAAGGATTAACTACGTATGAAAATAGATTTATTGCAAGCAGACGACATGAATCATCTGGACAAAGTGGAATTTCTCCACATGGATTTGTTGAAACTGTACGATAACCTAAGTCAGAATAACAGTCAGCAAACGATTCTCTAATAATTTGATCCCAATACAGAATTCCAGGCTCTGCTGATTTCCATGCATTGTGAATGATTTTGCCCCAAAGAGAAGTTGGGTTAATTTCTTTTGTTGTTTTTGGAGCGTCAGACCAAATTGGATACTGTTGAATATATGATTTGCCATCTCTAACAGCTTCCATGAAATCATCATGAATTTTAACTGAGATGTTTGCACCAGTAACCTTTGTGCTGTCTAATTTAGCATCAATGAAAGCTTCTGCTTCAGGGTGTCTAATTGAACATGATAACATCAATGCTCCGCGACGACCGCCTTGTGCAACTTCACGAGTTGAATTAGAGTATCTTTCCATAAATGGCACAATACCAGTTGAGGTTAGGGCTGAATTCTTAACCTCAGTTCCAGCAGGGCGAATGTCTGAAACATCATGGCCTACGCCACCTCTACGTTTCATTAACTGAACTTGTTCTTGGTCAAGTTTCATAATTGCACCATACGAGTCAGCTGCACCATCTACTCCAATAACAAAGCAGTTTGATAGGGAGACTGTCTGGTAATCATTTCCAATACCAGTCATTGGTGAACCCTGTGGAATAATGTACTTGAATTTGTCAAGTAATGAAAAAATGTGCTCTTCACTTAATGGATTAGGGTACTTTTCCTCAATTCTAGCTAATTCTGATGCAATTCTTCGATGCATCATTTCTGGAGTCTTTTCGTAAATTGTCCCGTTTGAATCCTTTAGGGCGTATTTGTTTACCCATACGGTAGCTGCTAAATCATCCCCGTTAAAATACTCTAAAGATGCGGCTTCGGCTTCTTCTCGGGTATAAGTCGTTTTCACAACCGGTTCAGTTTCAAGTACTAAATTGTCTATCATGTGTTCTTTTTTTTTATTTTTTAGTTGGTTTCGAGTGACTGAAGACAATGCTACCCCAAACAGTGCTTGAGGTACTATTGCTTAAGTTACAATTAATATTAAGTTTTGGTAAAAATTGATGAAATCTTCAATAATTGATGTTGTCTGCATGGTTAATTTACGGGTTAGTGTATTAATGATGGTTAACCTTGTGTGCAGCAAACGATTAGTACAAATATGTATAAGTCTGAAGTATCTCATCTGTATTATTTATCTAGGTTTGATAAAAATGCCAGTTAGATTATCCGATAAATTCAAACTTTAATTGCTTGCGAATGACATCTACTTTGAATACTTTGATTTCTCCAGAATCAGGAACCTTGGTTCTACCCTTAAGGTGATTTACGTCAGTTGTGAAAATTTGATCACTATCTGGCATTTCAATTTCAAGAGAGAAATTTTGTTTATTTAGGGTAAAACTTAGGGTTGTACCTTCAATCCGGTCCTTTAGGTTCTGCCAGGTAATTTGGTCTTCGCTAATCTTAGAAATATCATCAGTTAAAATGATTCTAGGTTCGCCTTTCTTCATTACAATATCCTTGACATAGAAGTCAATAGAATCGCCAGATCTGTATTTCTTGCTAACTTCTTCATAGTTTGTGAATTCGGTTTTATGAAGTAATCCAGTAAAGTAGTTTTGGAATTCTACGAACATACCAAAATCGTATGGGTTATTGGTTAGAATACCTGTGTATCTTTCACCAAATTTTAATTCGTGAACTCGTTGAGGTAAAGTCTGTTTAATGTATTTCTTATATGAAACAATGAATAGATCATTTGCTGCATCGTAATTCTCAATCATTACTGGAATTTCCTTGTTTAGGTACTCGTTAAAGTCTCTAATTACGTTAGCTGCTGCATGCGAGCCAGGTAAGAAACATTTAACTGTGCCTTTATAAAGAGCAAGATATCCACCTTTAACCAGATTAGTAACCTTAACATAGAACCACTTATCAGTTTTAATGAATTCTTCAAGATCCTCACGGTATGAAAGAGCAGCACAACGTTTTTCAGATCCTAGGAAATCTCCTTCATCTGCTTTGTAAATCATAACTTTAAAAGTTGCACTAATTTCATTGTGCAATAATAGAGATGGTTCTTCGCTAAATTCTCTAAATGGAATGAATATCGTAGATAATGATGAATTATCTTGAGCCTCAATCATTTTATTGTCAAAGTCAACTTTCTTAGCGGTAACTTTACAAACATGACCGATTTCAAAGTCTTTACTTGATGGGGTAATGAATGAATGTGACGCGTAATACGTGTCATAGAGATCTTGAGCGTAAGGTTCTTTACAAAAGATCTTAACGTTCGCTTTTTTATCCGCTGGGGTTAATTTGATAGTTGTGTTTAGCTTGCCGTTTCCTTGGGCAAACATCGCATCAAAATCAATAACCTCTTGGATGTTGGTGTTTTTTTGCATATTGTTTGTTAGATTAAAAAGTTAACTAATAAATTATACACAGAAGCGTGCTGAAGTTTTATATTTAGTGAACTCCTGGATCAATATTTACGTTAGGAGTCCAGCCGGTTGGGTAAAGCCCAGGTAGTTTAGTTCTAAAGAGTAAAGACCCGGTTGAAAGTGTGCTTGATCGCCATGCAATTTCATCTAGGAAGATTGCAAATAATGGATTCTTACGAGTAAGTCTTTCCCATGGTGGTAAATCGTCCTGGTTAAAGAATGGATTTGAGGCAACTCTGGCAAGTTGAACTCCAGGTTTACTGCCTAATGCACATGCTACAATCGCGCCAAGATAAGCAACTTCCTTAACCACCGGTTCAGTTGCAGTTATCACAGGAATGTACGCAAGCCGAATTAGAGTTATTGCATCTAAATTAGCCATCTTAATTTTATAAGAATTTGGTATTTGGAGCTGAAGGGCCATTTTCAATAATTTGATTATTAAAATAAATGGATTACCTGCTTCAATAATATTAAATGAAAGATCCTTTAGAGTTTTAGTTAAACTTAAAATTGGAGTAACTATATCCTGTAAAGGTTTTAGTATTCCATCAATTGCTGATAAAATTAAACCTCTAATTAATTCAACAAGGTCAGTTGAAGTCAATAGCGAAAAATACGCAACTATGTCCAATGGAATCATTGGGATCTTTGGTAGCTTTATATTGATACCGTTAGGCAAAGTAACGGTTACGTACTTGTCAGTAGATGAAGTTGATATGGTTGCAAACTCTGAATTACCACATGGAATTTGTCGAATTATTTCCTTTAAGTCA